CAGCACATCGAATCTTTGGATTCGCTGGAAAACGGCTCAAGCGGCTAGTAGAAAAGATGGGGTCACATATCGAGTGTATCCGGCAGGGCTATGTCACGGTGAGAGATATTGAGAAAATCCTTGAGGAAGAGGCCCACATGGTCATTGACCATAAGGACATAAAGAAGGTTTCCCGTACCCGTTCCATAAAATGGAGGGTACAGGGAGAAATGACAGCAGCCTTCCTGATTTCATTATTGGATGGTTGGGGATATAAGAAGGTACGGTTGGAGCGAGTGTATGAAGAAGCTGCCCGGATTGCAGACGGGCTTGCCACAAAAGAATTTACCATGGAAGATTTGAAAGAACTACTGACAGGTGAAGCTCACTATACAAACGAGGCAGTGGCATGATGGTTAAATAATCAGGAGGAAATATGATGGATAAGAAAACACTGATAGACAAGGTAAAAGAATGTGAAGCCTTTGAGACAGAAAATAGAATGGGGAAAATTTACGAAGCCAGAGCAAAGGCCAAAGCAATACAGGAAGCAGAAAGAAAGTCTTTTGAAGAATATAACAGAGGATTCATAGATGGCTTTCAGGATGGCTACGGCAGCGCTGTTGATGCGTTGGAAGATACGCTTAGAAACTGTGATGGTGAGGTGGAGGCTGAAAAAAGCGAAGCGCCCAGCAATGACCTGCCTTTGCCGGTAGTGAGAGTTGGGAATAGAGAAATGAAACGCTGCAGTACAGTTGATTGGCTGGCCAAGGTAATAGAAGAAGTAAGCGAAGTAGGAACGGCAAAAAATGAGCCATGTATGGTTGAAGAGATAGCTGATTTTATAACCGTAGGCATATCATGGCTGAACGCTCTGGGCTATAACGAGCAAGCCAGAGCAAAGATTTTTCGGGCGGTTAATGCCAAGAACCGGGCCAGAGGCTATTTAGGTGATAAATCATGAGCAAAATGCGAAGGCGAATTTTAGGGCACACGGAAACGATGGGCTATACAAAGTTGGAGAGCCTTGACTGGTGTCTGCGGACAATCAACCGCAAACGGCGTGTTATAGGTAAGGCGGAACTCAGAAAGAGGCTGGCCAAGGATTTAGCAAAGGTAAAGGAATGACGGATGAAGAGTTGGGGACGTGAAGAAGATGAAGAAAATTAAGACTAATATGTGTGATTGCTGCAAAGAAATTTGGAATCAATGCAATATCAGTGAAGTAAGTTTGGGAGAACGCAGCCTCTATTTATGCCCAGATTGTTTTAAGGAATTTAAAGCTCTAACGAATCTACCAGAATCCTATCTGATGATTTCAGAGTTTGAAAAAGACAATGATGAAAGAAGAGTTGACGTCAAAATTAAAAATTTGACCGTAGAAGATATTTGCTTTTCGGTTGGTGCGTTATTGAGGGAAATAACTGAAGAAAATTTCGATAATAAATTAGAGAGGCTGTTTTTCAAATTGCAAGCCGTACAAGATATTTGTACAATGCTCGATTTGAAACCAATAGCAAAAAGTATTGAAAATGCAATAAATCAAGCAAAGAAACTGCAATAAAATATTTTTGTAGCGGGCGGCGCATAACCGCCCGTTTTTGCTGTGTTCTTCAAGATAATGTGGTAAAATAATAACAGAGGTTTAGGGAGGGCACATCATGGAGAGTAAAAAGAAATACAAGAATTTTATTCAGACCACAAGAAGCTATCTGAAGCATTTACGACAGTTTCGGATAGCGACGGAGAACATGCGAGAACAGCTGGCCCTTTGGCGTAAGGAATTGCAGGACATCGATGCTTTTATAGCGGCGCCCATTGCGCAGTATGGGGGCGGCACGGGACATGGGACGGCAGAATTAAACAGCGTGGAAGCTGCTGCTGCCCGTCGTGAAAAGTTGCTTCCCTGCATTGAACGCACTGAAAAAGAACTGGATAAGGTGGAGCATATCATCAATACTATAGGCAGATCCATGACGGTGCTAGATACAGAAGAATTGCTGCTGCTGGAAGGCCATTACATAAAGGGTCAAAGCTGGCGTGAGATATCGGATAACCTGTATATTTCCGAGAAGTGGGCGGCTGAAAAAGGCGGCAGGGCCATCAAGAAACTGGCAGAAGCAATGTTTGCGGATATGGTCAGCAGACACCAGCTTTCCTTCATATTTGCAAGCTGACTGTGGATAACTTATGAAATCTGTGGATGAAACAGGAAAATCACAGGAAAACAACAGGAAAAAAGTACGGAAAACCGATGTATAATAGTATCATAAAGTTTTGGGCAAAAGCCCGAGACTCCCACTTAAATCCTCTAAATTGGAAAATTCCCCTAAGAAGACGGCGAAGCTATAAGCTAGCCGCCTTTTACTTTGATATAGGCAGGACGAGCACTTTGCAGATTTGCAGAGTGCTTTTTTGATGGGCATAACCGCAACCGGGCGCGGATTTGTGGATTGATGGCAAATTCGCCGCCTGGTGGGCGGCTGGAAAGGATGATTTTTGTATGGGCGGTGGTGGATGATGTGAAGGAACAGAAACTAACGGCGCGGCAAAGCCTCTTTGTAAATTATTACATCGAGACAGGCAACGCTACAGAGGCCGCTCGCCGGGCTGGATACAGCGAGAAGTATGCCAACACCAACGCTGGAAAAATACTACAAAATACTACAATCAAAAAGGCCATCACCGCGCGGATGAAGCAGCGAGAGAAGAAAAGCATTGCCAAAGCCGATGAGGTGCTGGCATTTCTTACAAAGGTTTTGCGTGGGCAGGTAAAAGATGAGCAGATAGTAGTGTTAGGCACTGGCGGAGGGAAAAGCCGGGCCGTCAAGGAGGAAGTGAAGGTTTCTTCCCGGGACAGGCTAAAGGCGGCAGAGCAGCTGCTCAAACGGTACCCAGCTACGCTGGATAAGGCCGAACAGAAAGCACGCATTAAGAAGCTGGAAGCCGACCTCAAAGCTATGGAGGCAGAAAAGGCGGTAGCGGCTGATGATGTGGTAATCGTAGATGATTGGATGTGTGAGAATGACAACGAAAATACATCTTCCTGATATTGTGGCACCGCATTTCAAGGAGCTCCATATAGATATTCAGAAACATGGCCATACATTCTATTGGGAAGAAGGCGGCCGGGGTTCCACAAAATCATCCCATATAAGCGTGGAAATACCCTTGCTCCTGCTCAAACACCCAAACTGTCACGCTGTTATCCTGCGCAAGGTCGGGAATACCATCAAAAACAGCGTATATCCGCAGATGCAATGGGCAATTGATAAGCTGGGACTAACAAGCCGGTTCAAGTTCAAAACAAGCCCCCACGAAATCACCTACAAAAAGACAGGCCAAAAGATTCTTTTCATGGGCGTGGATGATCCACAAAAAATCAAGTCGATAAAACTGCCTTTTGGCTATATCGGGATTTGCTGGTGTGAGGAGCTTGACCAGTTCGATGGCATGGAGGAAATCCGAAACCTCAATCAGTCGCTTTTGCGTGGCGGCGATGCGTATTGGTGGTTTGGTTCATTCAATCCGCCCAAAAGTCAAAACAACTGGGTCAATGAGGAGAAACTACTGGAGGACGCTGACCGGCTTATCCATCATTCAGATTATCGAGGAGTACCAGTCGAATGGTTAGGGCAGCGTTTCATTGATGAGGCAGAAAAGCTCAAAGCCAAGAACCTGCGCAGTTATGAACATGAATATCTGGGGAAAGTCACCGGCACGGGCGGCGCTGTCTTTGAGAATGTCGAAGATATGGAAATGACCGACGAGCAGTTAAGTCAATTTGACCGGCTATATTATGGGCTTGACTACGGCTTTGCAGTTGACCCTTTGGCATTTCTTTGTATCTACTATGATTCAAAGCATGAGGATGTGTATATCTTTGATGAGATATACCAGCAGAAACTTTCAAACAGTAAGGCCGTGGAGCTGATAAAGCCGAAAGCGGCTTTTAGGCGAGTAATTGCCGATTCTGCTGAACCTAAGAGCATTGCTGAAATGCGAGGCATGGGGCTGAATATTACAGGGGCGCGAAAGGGGCCTGATTCCGTAGACCATGGCATTAAGTGGCTGCAGGATAGGGCGCACATCTACATCGACAAGCGCCGGTGCCCGAACACCTATAAGGAATTTGTCATGTATGAGTATGAGAAAAACCGTCAGGGGCAATTTATCAGCGCCTACCCGGACGCTAATAACCATGCGATAGACGCTGCACGCTACGGGTTGAGCGAAGCTATGCGGGCGGGTGGCGTGAGAGTATTCAAGTAAGGAGGTGAGTGAATGGAAATTGAAGCAGCCAAAAAGCTGATTGATAAGTATATACAGGGCCATGCTGATTTTATGGCGCGGGCGGCTGAAGGGGAAAGATATTATCGTGTACAAAACGACATTATATTTCGCAAGCCAAAACAT